AAGAGAAGTTACCCACCGACCCAAAGGGTTTACTCAGAGTCTTCTTCTGCGGCAGACTCTGCGTGTTCTTTTGCCAACTTCTCGTACAACGCAACCACTTGAATTGCTTGGTCACGTAGTTGTCCGATAGTTGTAAGTTCCTCACCCTTAAACCCACCACGCGTTACAACAGTATCTACTACTGCGACACATGAACGGGCAACGCGGTTTGCGAGGTCGTAAAATGTAGCTTGGTCTTCAGTCATTTTATGCTCCGTATGTTGATGACTTTTCAAGTGCAATAAAGTATTCGGTTTTGCCAGATGTTGATCGGAAACTAGAAATCAACTTAGTTGAAATCGAAACCTCATAATCATCACCCAACAATTTCAGGTTATTTACCCCAATAACAAATTTGAAATCTGCATCCTCTGGGAACTGACCTTCAACTTGAATTGAGTATGAATTTGAAGTCGTATTGTTAATATCAACGACATCAATACGTACAGCGTTTCCATCGGGACTAATTGAAATTTCATCATAACCCAATGCAGACGATGCACGTTTGATCTTACTTAGGGTTTCGTTAGTGAGTAGAAATCTGACCTCACACTCAGGCATGATGATCTCTTTCTTAGGTGCAGAAAGCATCTCTGGATCTGAGTAGAAATAACGAACTGAGGAAAGACCACTGCCGTCTGATACGGTACAGAAGTTTTCACCAAACTCGATTGAAGGATTGTCTACAAGGGACAACACCGACAAAAACTCCGACAGATCGTAGATACCGAATGAACTAGGAAAGGTTTCATCAATCTCTGCTTGAGATACAATGTTCTTTGCAATAGACATAGTCTTGATGACGTTGCCGCCATTGACTACGATGTTTTGATTAATCGTCGAGAAGTTTCGTAGGATCTCGACAGTTCGGGTTGATAGTTCCATGTGGATTCCTCAGTTAATATGTGGGACATTATATAACAATATCCAGTCAGTGTCAAGTAATATCTCGCATTCGACTAAAGTTTTTGTCCTTAACGAACGACAGTTTGCGTTCGAAGTGGGCGTCCTCCAGTTCGGTCTTGTGAGAGATTACAAATACGTTGGTGTCTTCCTTGAGAGTGTCAATGATCTTCATTAGGTTGTCGACACCCTCGCCATCGAGAGACGAATCGAACGTCTCATCTAGGATCAACAGGTTAGTTGATACGGAGTTCTTCATCTTGGCGATGTGTCTCCAAGTGAATAGTAAAGACAAGTCGATTCTTTGTTTCTCACCTTCTGAAAACGAGTCATACGAGAAGGTGTCACGGTAACGCGATCGGATGGTCTCATTGAAACTCTCATCCAACTCAAAGTGGACGAAGAAGTCCAGCGTCTGTAGATACTTGTTGGTGAGTTCGTTGATGACCGGAATGTATTGTTTGATGATCTTGGTCTTGATACCAGTGTCGCGGAGTAGTTCGGACGCAACACGATTGTAAGACGACTTCTCGTTGAGCGTGTACTTGCTGTCGTTTAGTGTATGTAACTCTTCATCAAGGTTATTGAGGTCTTTGTTTGCCTGAGACATATCACCAGAACTGTCAGCCATATCTGCGAGATCATTCTGGATCTTCTGAACGTTCTGAGTCAGACGGGCGATTAACTGCATATTATTGTTCATAAGATTTTGTTTATGCAGCAGATCTGCCATGTCTTCTTCAAGTTTATCGATCTGGGTTTGGTAATCATTCAACTGAGCATCCGCCTGAACCATAAGTTTCTGTAGTTCACGTGCACGTTCATTCGCAGCGGACTTTTTACTATTGCGCAGTTCATCACCGATGTCTTGGTCACATGTAGGACACACTTCATTATCATCAAAGAACTTTGCTTCTTTAACAACAGACTTAACCTGTGTATCAAATTTAGTGCGATACTTCTCCAATTTAGTCTTATTGGTACGCATTTTGCTTAATTCTTCTGTGACCGAAGGTAACAAATTATTGACGGTTTCGGACAGTTCTGCGTTGACTTCATTGAAAGTTGCGATATCATCGTTGAGACTTTTGATCTCTTCTTCTTTTTCTTTACGATGCGCAGTGTTGATGGCGCTAAGATCACGGATATACTTCTTTTGAGAAGATATGCGTGTTCTAACCATCTCAATAGAATGGTTGTTGTTCTCGAGTTCGCCTTTGAGGAGAGAGATTTTCTCCTTGAGTATCACATTCATTTTGGAAAATATGTTAATATCAAGAAGGTCTTCGATCACATCACGCCGAGAAGTAGAGTTGAGTTGCATGAATGGGATAAAAGACGACGAACCGAGAACAACAATTTGGTGGAAACTCTTGTGAGACATCTGTAGGATGTTCTTCTCAAGAATCTCTTGGTACTCACGCGCGTGTGCGCTTTGATTGATCATGGTACCGTCCTTCCAAATCTCGAACTTGGCGGGTTTGATACCACGAATAACTTTATATTGAACACCATTAACAATAAATTCGACTTCACATCTGGAGTCTTTATTATTGATGGTGTTTACTAGTTGTGCTTTATTGATCTTACGATGCGCCTTACCAAAGAGAGCGAACGACAGGGCATCCAACATAGTAGACTTGCCCGCGCCGTTCTCACCAACCACTAAGTTTGTTGGATTCTCTAGAAAGTCGATCTCATTAAAGTAGTCACCCGTAGAAAGAAAGTTCTTCCAACGGAGTTTCTGAAATTTAATCATGCAACATCTACGCTCTGCGCCTCTACCATTAGTTCAGACACAAGTCCTTTAATTCGATCTTTATCTAGGTCAGTATCCACATCTTGGATATAATTATAGATTAGAGTTTGGGTGTCGTCAACACTTATTTCACTATCACCCACATTTTCACCACGGAACTCACGGAAGTCTTCGGCGATCTTCAGTTCGTGGATCTTTTGTTGTTGGATGCGGTCTACATACCTTTCGAATTTTTTCATGTCCGATCGGTTAGTCACAATCAACTTAACGAACTTGCCATCAAGGTAAGATAGGTCTTCGAAATAGTTTACGATGTCTTCGTCATAATAAATCTTGTGAAAGATAGTCACACCATTTTTCACGGGAACAAGTTCTCGTGTTTCTGTATCATAGATGTGGAAGTACTTAGGATCGTGCGCATCGTTCCAGAAGAACTCCATCTGGGCACCAAGGTAGTGTATGTTACCCTGAGATGACTTGGTATGGAAGTGTCCAGACAGGACCGTCTCGAACTTTTGTAGAGGCGTGGAGTCCATACCTTCTTTACATACTAAACCCTTGTCCATTTCAAACCCTGCGAGTTCAAAGTGGCCACCGATGACATCTGCACCACAATTCTCTAGGAACTTTAAACACTCTTCCTCATTCTCTGGACAGATCCAAGGTACAAGACCGAACTTAATACCATCGTAGTCACGCACGATCGGATCCATAAGAATGTCGACCTCGTTCATGTAGTGACCCATCAACTCTTTCAGGGAATTGAGTTCATTGGTGTTTTTAAAATAGACATCATGATTGCCTGGGATGATGTCCATGTGGATGTTATACTCACGCAATTTATCTAAGAAGATTCTTCGATTATGACTGAGCGCCTTGAGATTGACCGTCTTACGATTGTCGTAGTAGTCTCCAAGGTGTAGGATTTGGGTGATGTTGTTTTCTAACAGAAAAGGGAAAAACACTTCTGTATAGAAGCGTTCTTGGTAATCCATAAAAATTTCAGACGAATTACGACACCCACAGTGGGTATCATTCAATATAGCGATCTTCATAAACTCTCAGTAATTGGAGCGGGATGTAGGGATTTCACCTACTACAGGGAAGGGTATTCACTGTCTCCATAACGAACTCCCGCGTTAAACTTTTACTAATTTAGACACACATTATACTATAGTGTGAGGGGTTTGTCAAGTTTAATCTGAAAATTTTCCGTCTTGTATGAGGTGATGTAGTCGGTGTGTAAGAATAGTCCACACCAAGCGAGGTAGGGAACTCTCTTTATAGGTTCCCGCTTTACATTCATAAGTCCACATTATTCCATCCACTCCGATAAGTCCGAATCAACATTTACTGCGCGACGTTTACGTTTCTTCTCTTCTTTCGCGTACTCTTTAAACTCTTGGTCAGCACCTTTAACTGCATCGATACGCATACGTAGGGTGTCAATGAAGGGAGACGCATATTGCATATTTCCATATCCTTCACCATCATCATCAAGGAACTCGCCGATGTCCGCCTCTGCTATGAACTTCATCTTTACGTCTTGTTGTTTCTTTTCCTTTTGGATCCGACGCAAGAATGCATACCATGAGATCTGTGTAAAGTAAGCAAATGCGTTTGGTTTGCCCGATCGGGTTGCAGCTTCGATATCGTAATTCTCGATCGCCTTGAGACAGTTCTCGACCGCATCCATGACCATCTCTTCACGATAGGTATAACGAACAAAGTTTGCTTTATGAGAGAGACCCTCTGCGATCTTTAGGAAGCAGGAAGCGATATAATCTGTAACGATCGGTGTGGACTCACCGACATCTTTTGCCTCTTGGGCAGAAGTACAGTACTCGACGACTGCGTTAGAAAAGTCTCTATTATTGACGTAATGTGGTTTTTCTTTAGGTTTCATGATATACAACTTCCAAAATTTAATGAGGTAATTATACCCTATTTCGACCTGTGTGTCAATCCAATTTCTGATCTATAGGCGACTCTTTGTCGCAATTCACTTGAAGAAAATCTATGAGATCTTTCATTAAAATAAAACTCTATTCCCCGTTTACGACCGATATCCTTTCCAGTGAAATCCTTCTCACGATATTCTTCGCCCAATATCTGAACATCCAAATTATATAGAGACAAAATATCTTCGAGATCTCGTTCCGTTTGGTATGGGATAATTTCATCGACATAACTAACCGCCCTCAGTTGAGTGTATCTTTCAACCAAAGTTTGTATGGGTTTGTTCTTGGTGTTGGGGCGATCGATAGTGGGGTCTGTCTGTAGACCTACTATCAGGTAGTCACACCGATCTTTAGCGTGACGTAGAAGTTGGACGTGACCTGCGTGTAGAAGGTCGAACGTTGAACATGTGAAACCTATTTTCATAATATTTTAAAAAAGTCTTGACAGAATGTAATTTATACTGTATAATCTCTTTAACCAAAGGGGAGAATAGTATAGCCCTAATTCTTGATCATTCCTTCTACGTCAGAATCCATGAAGTCATTATTACGGTCCATTTCATTTAAGAACTCTTCTAGAGACAGATCACTATCCCACTCATCTTTATCTTCTTTCTTGAGTTCTTGTTCCTCATTGTACTCGTTCATCTCTTTTATAGCATCACCGTAAGAAGCATACATCTCTTCTGTTGGAACAGCAACTGACATGATCTTATCAAAGAAGACAATCATAACATTTTGGGGACTGTCTTGATATACCATAAAAGTTTTAAACGCATAGTACTTACCACCGTTGCTCAGATCTTTTTCAATCAAAGACAGTGCGTTTCGAATTATAAGTGAGTCTCCAGTTTCGCTCATCAATTCACAAACTAGTTCTTCACCCGTTATTAATTTTAAATGTTTAACCAAAGAGGTTGTTTTCGACATCTTCTTCTACTTTTATTGGTTTAAGGTTTATAGGATAAATCTTGTATTTAAATCCTTCTTTAGTATATATCTTAATCCTTTCAGCGCTATGTTTTAGTGTAAAGTTCTTGTGATTCCTAATATGAAGATCATCAGCAATATCAAAAAGTCGAGTAGTCCGACCATCATCAGACTGACGAAGACCACGACCAATCGATTGGAGTACTTTGACTTGAGACTTGGATGGTGTCGCAAATACAATATTATGAAGATTGCGGATGTTAATACCAGTACTAAAAGTACCAAGAGAAGCAACGATAATTGCATCATTTTCTTTTTCTACTATCCCTCTTATTTGTTCTCTGTCTGTGGCATCTACTTCACCAGATACATAGAATACTTTACGTCCTTCTTCAGCCATAGATTTGATCATCTCGTGCAGAACCTTTCCGTGTTTTTCAACGAACTGAAACATCACGAGGGTGTTGCCTGACTGATCGAGTGTTAATTTACTGATAAATCGATTGCGGGGTTCGTAGGTGACGATCGTATCTAACTCTTCCTGATACGACATCTCCTTAACTTGTTGGCAGACATCATTGTGATATCTAAGTAGCAAAATAGAGATGTCTAGTTCCGAAAGTTCTTTTGTCTTTTGTAACTCAACAGTTCTAGTAACAACCATCGTTGGACCGAAAAGACCTTCTAGAACAAGTTTGTTTGTCTCTGTCCCATCGAGAGTACCCGTAAGACCGAAACGATATTTTGCGTTGACACACTTGTCCATCATGGTAGTCAGTGACTTTGCCTTGAACAGGTGCACTTCATCACCAAAGACCGAGTCGAACTGTTCGAACCACTCCTTGCCAAATTTATAAATGGATTGCCATGTGGATATAATGACACGTTTATCAGTGACCTTTTCCTTACCGGAGTAGATGCGGTGACAGAACTCATCTACGTCATAACCGTAGTCTTCAAAATCTTTGTACATCTGTTCGACCAAAGACGTGGTTGGAACGATAACTAGAATTTTTCCTTCGGTGACTTCATAGCAATACCGTAAAAGATTGTATATAATAAATGACTTCCCGCTACCAGTGGGAGAAAGAAGGATACATCTTCGGTGTTCCACCCCATGAGAAATTGCTTTGTATTGATAGTCTCGTGGTTTAAAAGGAGCATCAAGCAGAGATAGAAAGTCAATAAGGGCAGGATGGTCGATGTCTTCACGGAACGAAGGAATCCCATAAGTCTCATTTTCAACAATCTCCAGTGGGTAGAAACGATCCGCGCAGAACTTCCGCAGGTGCGTGTAGAGACCCACGTTCATCTGTTTAGTCATCATGTTATAGAGTTTGACTTTTCCGTCCCAGTGTCGAGACTTATATGCAGGCATGTACTTGTAGCCAGGCACAAAGAACGAGAAGTATTCCTTCAATTCATTCTCTTGGGCTGGATGGGCCTCTACCATAAAATGGGAGTAGTCCTTCATCCTAATGCGAATCTTGTTATCCACCAGCCTCGAATCGACGATAATCAATCATGTTCTTGATCGTCGAATGCCTCCATTTGATCATGTTAAGAATATCTGTAAGACTATCTATCTGTGCTTTAAGTGCGAAGATTCTGTCTTCAGACTTAGAGATCTCTGGGTCGGAGTCGTAATAGTAGTCCATCTCACCCTTGAGAATCTTGAGACCGTTGAATGGATCTGGATCCCACCCCTTCTCCTGTAGAGTCTGTGGGTCCATCTTACCGTTGTAGTACAACCACTTCTCCTTCAACAGGATCTTCTGTGACGCCTCTGCGCGACGTAGGGTAAGTTTGGTTACGGTGAGGTATTCTAAATACTTTGCGTGTAGCATGGGGATTTGACGTGATGTCTCATCCAGTTGGTGCATAGGAATAACAGAGTCCTCTGTCCACTCCTTGTGTATCACTTCAATATTAAGCATGTATAATCCGTGGGGTTTTCAAAACTACATTATATCACATATCGGTGATCGTTTCAATACAATCTTTCCAATAGTCTTCGTCATGACCCAACACGTAACTGAGAGTCATACGGTAACATTCTGTTCTTGCGGCATGGTAGACTACATTACCTGAATCGTAGTCTCCAAAGTATCCCGCTTTGCAATTCCACCCCTGTTCGTCTTGCACCGTTATGACTTGTTCGGTCTTAGGATCGACATATTTGAACCACCCGTCTCCTCTCTCGGACCACGTGAAGATCACATTGTATGCGGATGCGTCTGCGTTATTATGCCAACCGATGAAACCGCCTGGCGGGTAGAGTGTTGAGAGTGCACTGTGTTGCACACCTAGTTCCTCCATTAAACTGGAGTTCAGTGTGTTCCACGTCTTGCGGTATTCTTCTGGGTGTGTCCCAAAGTAGTGATCGGGTTTGATAGGATAACAGAAGGAGTTCTCTGCGGCACCTCTGTGTCCACGACCTTCGTCGATGACGCGCCACATCTCCTCTTCGCCCGTGTAGTGGTCTGACTGTCCACGCAACTCCTCGACCAGACATCGGTTTGTCTGTTCGGGTTGATACAACTCTCGATACGTATATCGGAAGTCTTCTAGAATCTCCAAGAGGTTCCGGTTCTTTATATCTAATTTTACCATCATGATATAGTGAATTTAGTAAACCTAAATGATGTTTCGTATGTTATATATGCAACGTCTCCGGCAGTAGCGTTCAATTCGACCGAACCTATCTGGGTGGGAAGACATCCTTCATATGTTATTTTGATGTTTGCATTGTTGTGACTGGTGAGAATAATAATCGTGATATCGTGAGATAAATCCTCAGACGAATCTACGGTGCGTTGCATCCAATCTTGCATTTCTTTATAAGCGACCATGTCTTCGTCTAGGATGAGACTAATTGACAAATCCGAATATTCTATTGTGTCAGCGGCAACAGGAAATCTTTGTGTTTTTGGAACAGGCATCTCAAAAGGTGTTGCTGTAGAGCCTGGGTGTGTTACTGACTGCGCAAAGAATTCAAGGTTACCATATTTCGCGCGCTCAATTACGATACGGAATCCCGTAGGTTGTAAAAGGTTTGTGTTTGATGTTACGCTCATAATCTATCCTCGTTATCGAATTATTTATACACAAAAAAAAGGGAGTCCGAAGACTCCCCAAAATGACTAGTAGACT